CTTTTCATTCTTTCCGCTCGATCACCTTGTAGTTTTTTAGTAAGATTTTCGATTCTAGTTTCGCATTGATGATATTCGCTACTCTTTGATTTAATGATCTCAGATAAACGATTAGTCATATCACTTTGATCATTAGCCTCGTCAAATAATTCGTTAAGTTTATTTAAATGTTTACTAACGACCTCCAGATTGATGATTTCTTTACAAACATTAAGGTAAAGATTAATTTCATCAGCAGTAAGGTCTGGCTTATCCCAAGTTAAGCGAATAAATTCTTGTTCAAACAGCTCCCTATCGTCTTTAGATAGGTAATTATTCATAACGCGAACAAAACGCGAATTGTTTAAATTGATACCAAGTTTGTCAGCTCTAATTTTATATTGCCTATTAAGTTTATCTTCTTGTAATTCAGAACCAGTAGCATCATTAATCTTCTTAACAATTCTAGATGTTGATTTTGGAGCTATGTAACTATTTAATAAACCTACATCTTGTGATGGGATAATGTCTGGATTAACTTCGCGCAAAATATCTAATACCGAACGTTGTTCAATACTTAATGATTTAATCTCTTTATCGGGAAAAATTAATTCCGCAATTTTAAATGATGTTAGACCTGTTTTGGCTTGGTCTATTATGAATTGCTTTTCTTGGTCAGTAAATTCGATACCCTCTTTCTTTTCTCGCTTGGTAGTATCGAAGGCTATTTCATTTTCAATTAAAAACTTCCTTACTAGCCTACCTTCTTTAGAACGGCCATCTAATTTATCATCTTTAAAACATTTTTGGGTCAATTCAATCAATGAATTAATTTCACGCCCATGTTCTAATAAAAATACTTCGTGTTCTTCAGTAAGTTTCATTTACAATGATGTCGTATTGTTTGATTATCTCTTCTGCTTTCTTTTGAAAGATAGATTTAAGATTTTTTACTTGTCTATATCCAGCTTTTCTTTTTTTCTCATTAGTTTTATAGCCCATAAATATAGCTACTTCTTCTTCTGAGTTGTTTTCAAAAAACATCATGATATAAGCCTGATAATGAATTACACTTAATTCAGCTTTCATGTATTCATTCAACTTTGTGACAGAAAGATCATAGGAAAAACTATTGTCTATCTTTGAACTAATTTCGTTGATATGATTTTCAGTTGATAGTGTAATTTTTAAATCTAAACCAGCCTTTTTATAATTAGACCATTTATCATAGAGTTTGCATTGTGTATCTTGAATACCGCTTGCTGTTGCAGAGCAAGTATTCTCGCCCATATTAAATTGGCAATTTACACAAGGACGAACATAATTACCATAATGATTTCTGACAAGATTTCTGATCTGGTTTGAGATAATGCGGCCAATCCACGGTTCCAAAGGGCGTTCTTGATCCCACATATGCCATTTTTTATGGATGTGAATCTTAATGATTTGTTCAACATCTTCGAAATCAAACCAATTAATAGCATTGAGCTGCCATTTATTTTTTTGTTTTTTAATTGCTGCATCAATGACATCAGAATTATCTTCAAAAGTTTGTTTATGATTTTTTTTCATCAATGAAATCATCTACAGAACGTCTGCGTCTTGGTTTAAAAGAATTTTCAGAATTCTGCCCGAATAGGGTTCCAAAAGAAAAGGAATGATTTCCTCCATCAGATTCAATATCTACATCAAACTTTTTAATGTTTGGTACGCGATCTACACTGGTTTCATCCTCATCGAGATCTTCATCATCATCGAAATTTTCGGATTCCCTATTTGTAAGAGATATTTTTTTTGCAACAGCTATAGAACCTAAACTACTACCACATTTCGTACAGAAATTTGGTTTAGCTAAGTTATATTGTATCTTGTTGCCACAACTAGAGCAAAAAATATGATTCATATCTATACATTAAGTATAAATACTAAACCATACTTTTTCAATAATGAAGACAAAATATCTTTTAATTTAGCTTTTCGCAGCTTGAGCGTGATATGTTATTGTCATCTATATTTACACAATTAATGTTGCTCTAGTCTTTTGATAATGAATTTTAATATTTGACTTCTAACAATATCTTCTTCTGTAAATGTGAAAGCACAGATACCATTGCTTTCCGAAATGGGATCATTGAATATATTAAACATTTCATTAAATCCTCCGCGACCATTAATGTCGCTTTGCATAAAGTCGCCGCAAATGATGATTTTAGTATCTTCGCCAATTCTGGTGATTAAAGTTGTTAGCTCTTTGAAGGTAAAGTTCTGAGCTTCGTCAGCTACAATCAATTTATCTCTCCAACTTGCCCCTCTTAAGAAATTAATTGGTGCTGCGGCGATTTTGCCTTCATTTTTCATAAAGGCTACATCTCCAGCATGAATGATCTCTTCTAGCTTATCATAAAGAGGCATTAAGAATGGATCAAACTTCTCTGATATATCTCCAGGAAGTGAACCTAATCCTTTATCTGCACTTTCCGCAATACTTCTAATATATATTAAATCTTTTTCTTTATTTTCCTGCATTATCTGCAATGCGCCATAAAGGGAAATATAAGTTTTAGATGTTCCTGCTGGCCCCGAAATAAATATTATTTTATTTTCGGGGTTCATGATTATTTCTAATAAATCTTTTTGTTTGTCAGTAAATTTGAATCTTCTAGATTTGAATTTTATTGGTTGATTCAGTGTTTTGATGTCTTGAATATCAATTTCTTTCCTTTTTACTTTCGCAGCTTTTTTAATGGCCATGTTACTATATTTACACTTGCATTCGTTAATATTAAACAACAATTTCTTTAATAGATACCTGTGTGACTAAAGTGTCACCTTCTTGAACATTACTCTGCTGGGTATAAATACTTGCGCCAGATTTCATTGATATGACTGAGCCAGTTATGTTTTGGGTGTTCTTTAATGTTAGGTTTAAATCTGATGAAAGTTTTGAACCAGTATAATCAATAAAAGATGTTAAATCAGTAGAAGAGATATCCATTTGTTTTTCTACAGTATCTAATATAAAATCATTAGCATTAGTAGTGCCAATATTATAAATAGGAGATCTACCGCAATTAACAGAATATCTGATTGAATTTTGCACGGTACTTATAAATCCAGTTGTAGAAGAAACGGCGCAAGTATCTCCATTAATCATGGTATTGGCAAATCCTGTAGTTAAATTAATTTGTGGATAAAGAGAACTAGCTAATACATTTGCGCTTGATTCTGGCCTTGTAACTGGTTGGTCTAATGTTGGTATATAAGGTGTTGATACATTTCCATCTTCTAATTGTGCGCCATATACAGCTATTGAATCATTAAAAGTTTCTATCTGAATACCAATTTGTTGAGTATATTTAGTAGCTGGAAATGTATATCTAGTCCAATTTGTAGTTAATGCTGGAGTTATAGTCGTCCAAAAAGTACCTCCATCTGTTGTATATTGAATATTGCCAGATCCAGATATTCTTTTTAAATGTATAGAAAATGTTCTTAATTTTGATGGCTGTACATATTGAATAGATCTTATATATGCATATTGTGTGGAGCTATAATTATATGGTATAAATTTTAAACTTTTAGTAGTATCAATTGCAGCTAAATCATAATTTATATAATCTATTCTATTATTCACTGAATCTCTCCATTGAATTCCTATATTTGGATTTGGATCAAAACCTCCTGATCTAGTAATAGTTTTATATCTTATTTCAATCACTCCTGTCGCAAAAATAAAATGTACTTGATATGTTTGCGGTTGACCCGTAGATGATGCAAAAACACCACTATATTCTATAATAAATCTATCAGATTGTTGTTTGTACCAAATTGATCCGCCACTACCTGCAAACATATTTTTCCAATAAGCTGCAATAAAACTTGTAGTACTTAGATAATTAGTATCAAGTATTGGGAAATTTGCATTTTGATAACTGGCATAGCCATCTATTAAACTTGTAAAAGTAATAATTCCATTATTACTTATCATTATGCTACTATTTATATTTCCACCCATTAAAAAAAATGTAAGACCTGTAAAATTTACAGATACTGCCACATCATTATTAGTTTTTAAAGTGGTTAATTCAGTGCCTCCCAATGGAGTACTTGCAATACCAGTGTATGTAAAATTATCAGTATTTGTTGTGTTATATGTATAATTAAATACGGATTGAGTTAAACCCGTATATTGCACTGCTTTATTACCGCCTGTTGGGTCTGGATAACCTAAATTTGATAATATATTATAACCATTATAATTTGCACCAGTTAAATTGTCACTATGTAATAAATAATTTGTCGCCGCAGGAGTAACTATAGTGATATATTCATCATTATTTAAATTTAGTTTTGGGGCATTGTTGACCACATAACTAGCACTTAAAACCGCAGGTTTAAACGGCTCAACTGAAATATCATAATTGTTTAAATAACAGTTATCATAAATATTATTGCCCAATCGAATATTATAAGAATCATTGCCCGAAGAATTTAAAACAGTATTTAATGCCCCAGATGTTTCGCTATTAATATAAGAATTAAACGAAATCTTGGCCTGTAATGCGGCCCCATGAGTAAACTGATCGCTTTGATCAATATCAACGCCCAAAAGTCTTAATGCATCATTTTGCGCCGAATAATCTACAGATATGTTTTGGGCTGGGATGTAATTATTGATTATCCCCGAAACTAGTTGATTGATTCCAGTTCTTTTTTCAATATATACTGATAGGTTGCTGTAGTTCATTTTTTTTATTTTTCCTTTTGCCTTGGTTATTTACACTGGTTTTTGGAAAGTTTGGTTGGGATTTTTTTTGACTTTAATTATATGCATATTTACAAGATGGTGGATTAGTATATGAGAAATGGGGGGGTATGCGTAGAGAGTGGTTTATGATATGTGAAAATTTGGGTGAGAAAGTGAGGAAACTGTCCCCCCGCCGTTTCTGTCAGATTCTGTTAGAGATTTTTTTGAGAAATGGGGTGGGTCTGTTGGGGGTGGGGTCATAGGCTGTCAACCTTTTTCTTCACAAAAAAAATCTTTAAATAATGCAAAAAAGATCTTGTCGTTAGCTCATGCATCTGGTAACTTTTCCTTGTCATGGAATTCGCCACCGCACAACAAATCGTTTCCCGTATCGTCGGGAAGTCCATCCGTTACGCAACCTCAAAGGCTTCGTCATTGCCACATACCGACGAATACCGCAATTTCACAATCGTTGAGATTGAGAAATTCGACCTTGCCATTAAAACTGGTAAGTGGTATTTCGTTGCCAAAGTGATTGATCACGACGACAACGATACGGAAAAAGTCCGTTCTCTCCACTTTGAGGGAATCATCTAACACCTAACACCTAACAACCCCACTCGAAAGAGTGGGGTTTTTTTTATGTTAGAATCTAACAGAAACGTCTAACAGATTTCTAATGAAAATCTAACAGAAATCTAACAGGCGCGGTGTTCTGTTAGATTTCTGTTAGAAATCTATTAGACGTTTCTGTTAGACCCTTGTCAAGACTTTTCTGAAAAAGAATTTTTCGAATAATAGAAAAAAGATATTGCGTTTTGCCCGCTCCCACCCTATTCTTTGGCCATGTCCACCACCACCACCACCACCCGCTCCGAGTATCGCACGAATGACCAACGTCGCTGGGAAGTCAAGTGCATCAAATCCTTTGGCTTCATTAACGAAGGTCAGACCTTTGTCGTTGCTCGTTCTGTTAATGGCTTGGCTTTGTTTCGCGAATGCGACTTGCCTAGATTCACTCAACATCCTGTCTTGTCTATCAGCAAAGATGGGATTGTCGAGTCTAACAATAAGTTCTTTGCCGCTATCTAACATGAGAGTCTTCTTGCAACTCATAGCCCCCACCCGAAAGGGTGGGGTTCTTTTTAGTTAGATTCTAACAGAAAAATCTAACAGATTCTAACAGAATCTAACAGAATCTAACAGAAAACGGCTTCTGTTAGATTTCTGTTAGAAAAGTGTTAGAAAAGTGTTAGACGTTTCTGTTAGAGTCTTGTCAATGCTTTTCTTGAAAAGAAAGTTTCGCAAAGTATAAAAGAAAGCTTGTGACTAGGTTAGTCTTCGCTTATTCTCTGCGTATGGACATCACTTCCGCCACCGCCACCGCCACCCGCATCATTGGTCAAAACATTCGCTATGCGAAAAGCAAAGCGTCTTCGTTGCCATACACCGATGAATATCGCAATTTCACAATCTTGGAGATTGAAAAAATCGACAAGGCTCTGAAAACGGGAATCTGGTATTTTGTCGCCAAGGTCATTGACCATGATGACCAAGATGCCGAAAAGGTTCGTTCGCTTCACTTCGAAGGAATCGTTTAATCTAACAGGTTCTAACAGCCCCACCCGAAAGGGTGGGGTTTTTTCGTGTTAGAATCTAACAGAAAAGTCTAACAGTTTTCTAACAGTTTTCTAATAGATTTCTAACAGAAATCTAACAGAAGTCGTTTTCTGTTAGATTTGACGTAAAATGAGATTGATTTTGCCCTTATTATTAGGCACTCACCTATTTACAGCCTATTTGATTACAGGTGAATTACAGCCTATTTGCCGCCAAAAAAATCACAGCCTATTTGTGACAAAAAAAATCACAGCCTATCTAACAGAAAAGGGGATCTGTTAGATTTCTGTTAGAAATATGTTAGAGAAAAATCTTTCAGAAAGTGCAAAAAAAAGCTTGTCGTTCGTCCACTTTTCAGTCACCCTCTGGTCGTTATGAACCTCATTCCATTCCCTGCTGATTCCGCCGATTACGAAGAATATTGCAACGTCATGAACGCGATGGCTGACGAGGCCGAAGCGTCCACGCCCGATCCAGAGCCTTCGGGCTGGTCGCCCGACGAGGAGGGCGACGACCTCCACGCTCGCGAGGAGGACGATTACTACGCCTCCATGCATGAGTGCGAGTTTGAACCCGAGGATCGCTACCTCGACTCCCAATGGGAGGATGCCAACGAGTACGGCATGGACGGGTGCTGCGGCGACTTCTGAACCCCTAACCCCCCACCCGCAAGGGTGGGGTTTCTTTTTGGTTAGATTCTAACAGAATCTAACAGAAAAAGGCTTCTGTTAGATTTCTGTTAGAGTGGGGGGAAATTTCTGTTAGTATTTGCGCGAAAAAAAATCACAGCCTATCCGCGAGCGGCGACACCCTATTACTATTTGGCAAGAAAAAAATCACAGCATGACAAGAAAATAAATGATTAAAAATGCAAAAAAAAAGCTTGTCATTCGCTGCTCTTTCTCTCACTCTCTGGGTATGACGTTTCCATTCCCATTTGATTCCGAAGAGTATGAAGAGTATGTTTCCGTGATGAACGCGATGGCTGATGAGGTCGAAGCGTCCACGCCCGATCCCCGTCCCGAAGATTTTTACTTTGAAGACGGCCCTCGTTCCTACGCTCACTGATTATGTACACTGTTGAATACTACCTTGTCGTTCCCCGCGCCGTGCGGTTTGGGGTTGCCGTTCACTCCTCTCCCAAGGAGGCTTATCGTCTTGCTGT